TGATAGGCAGTGGCGGTTGAGCCGAGTTCGAGTTGCAGCCAAATATCTGTTGGTTCTGTTGGTTTTGTAAGATCATTATAAATATAAACTAAAGCGTCTAACATTTCTTGGGTAATAGTTTTTGTTACGCCAAAATTCCACTGTGTAGATGCCGGCACATTTAGATAAATAAACTGTGCTCCGGAAGAAATACCGGATAATGTCACCATATCTCCAACTTTTAGATTAGGGCATAGTTGTTTTAATGTCTTACGTAAACTCACCGCATATGCTGGTGCGACAAGACATTTTTTATTAGAATCATATTGAGGCGATATCGACATATCAAACAAATTCTTCCCCTGCACCGTCTGAACCTGCTCACTCTTACCCTCAACAACCGCCGATAATACTTTATCATTATATGTATCGCCCCATGACAGCTCTGTGCCTGTCTTTTCGGACAATTCCCATCCTGCAACTTTTACATCGCCTTTGTATATATTGACAGGAGTATAATCACCCTTAAATGGTTTTAGCGGTGTATCTCCGCGATATATCATGCAAAATCACCCACCAAATACACCGTTCCGGGGTCTTTTGCTGCTACATCGTATTGTGCCTGTGTCATGGTTACGAGCCTGTGATTATTTATTTTGTTCGCATTCTCGGCGGTTTCTGCTGTTGACGCGTGTCCGGCGTTGGCAACGTATGATACACCAAGTTTTTTCCAGTTGCCTAATATTGTCGGGTCGTCTGCGGCTAAAATATAGCTGTCGGTGACAATCGATGTTACGGCACGTATTTTCAGATTCTTTATGCCTGTATTTTCACCCCCAAATGTATTGCTATAAACATAGAAATACGCACAGTCGGAATCCCCAATATTAACATTTATATCAAAATCACCCTCTAAAGAAAAGAAACCACGAATAACCCCTTCCGAATCGTATATGCGAATAGAGTAATTATCGCCTACGGTTTCCCCTGTGATTTTATATACCGTATTTGGTATAACGTCGATTTTGCAAGCATAGGGCATTCGATATACAGTCATAGTATCAACAACTGATCGACCGTGTAAAAGTAAATCATCCCCTACCGTAATGTAAGAACAAGCATTGACGTAATGGTCTATGGGGTCACCATTTGGCATTTCTGTTACATTGGGAATTTCATGCTCAAAAGGTAACTGATTAGCGATATCGTATGCCGTGTTTGTATACACGACAAGAGCACAATCCCCTCGCTGTGCGTCGAGCGTGAGCATTTCGTCGGTATTTGCCACGGGAAACACATCGTTGATGGATAAATCGGGAATCTGTGACGGAGTAAGCTTGCCGTCTGTCAAGGTTGCTATATCCGAACCCAGCATAGCGAGTAAATCAGACAAAGACTGTGAAGCAACACTTTCACTTTCGCCCGCATTGATTTCAGATTCTTTTGCATTTGTTTCGCTTGTTTTTGCCGCATTTGCCGAAGCTGAAGCCTGGTCTGATTTTTCTATGGCAATAGCCGCTTTATCCGTTGCAACTTCCGCTTGCTCTGTCGCCGTTTGTGCAGCGTCTACCGCGTCTGTTCTTGCTGATATTGTATCTGCTTTTATGATGTTCACCTGTTCCACATACTGAGCATATGCGTCCGGAGTGACTTGCGGAGTAACCCCCTCGTCTATTCCGCCCGATGCTATAACAATAAATACACCCTGCCCCGATGTCGCTATGCGGCTATCTCCCTGTACTCCGACGGCTGAAACAAAAATTCTGCCGATTTTTAATACCTCGGCAGGGATAAAATATTCTGTGCCATTAACAATATCAATCACATCATATATTTCCGCATCTTCGCCATGCCTAAATCTCATAGTGGTAGCAAAGCCATCCCATTCCTGTGATAACTCGACTTTAAACGGTACAAACTGTACTGCATCTGCTGCTATCGTGCCCTGTGAAAGATATATGGATTGATTGGATATTCTGATGTTTAACAATTAAATAACCTCCCCGTAAGATTTTAAAATCAGATGACCGCTTAACGCCCCTCTGTCAAAGGTTAATGTGTGTGATAATACAAGTGCTTTCATGGTTGCGGTATAGTCAGTTTTGATTGTGATAATATCGCCTGGCTCAACTGCCCAATCACCTATATAATCAAATTCATATGTTGGGGATAAAAGCAAATAATCTCTTGCATAGTCAGCAATGAATTGCGCCCTTGCAAAATCAGAGCACAAGCTATTTTCTATCGCAACTATCTCCCCATTTGGGTCATTTGATGGAACCGAAGCTTTGCTATAAGATATAAGAGTTTTAGGAAATTCTGCTAATATAGATATATTTGCTACCCCACTGCTTGTAAAATGTATGTTTGTATATTGGGCATAATTATCAACATTATAACTTGCTCCCGTTATGTTGATCAATTTATCACCTGTAAGTTCATGAGTAAACCCATAATCATACCCATTTAATACAGTTATGCTTTCTTGAGCAAGAAATTTTCGGTTTGCTTTTACAGATGTTATTTTTGCAAGTTGATCATATCTATTACCTGATATAGTCGATGCGCTTACAGTAAAAGTAACCTGATTTCCCGAAATATTTTTTCTAAGATATGTTATATTCCAATCCTCTTCTGGAATCATAGTAAATTCTATAGAATCCTGCAGATGTGTTTCATTAAAATTTGCCGATATTGAAACATTAACAAGCTCCTTTAATGTTATTCCCACGCTTGACATTGCGCTGTATGTATATAACGTTTCTATTTGCCGTTCAAAAGTCGTGCGGTAACAATTACACTTTACAGATCTTAATGATTCCGCGATAGTTGTAATCGGTTTTGACTTCATGTCTCTGAATGATATATAATAACTTTTTTCCTCACCAGGGTCGGCCGAATAATCATCTGTGTCAGCATCTATATGGATCGTGCCGTTTGCGTCTGTGTATAACCTGCAACAAGCAGCATTAGCAATTAATTGCAAGCATTCATTGTGCTGAGCTATAGGCAAGGGTGCTGTTGTAGTTATGTTTTGCAAATCCTGTGATATATTATGAATAGGAGTACCAGAGGGTAAAAATGTTATATTTGCATCGTCAATAACCGCTATTGCTAAATCGTAAAGAGTTGTTCCGTCATCATTAAAAGCACCTTTAAAATACTCATCTGTCATAAACGATATTGTATCGTTGCAGCTGAAAGAAACTTGTTGCTCGGATACCGTGGGTTTACTATCTAACAGATAAAATCCCGCCCTAAACCATTCAATTTCATTGCCAACTTCTTGCCCGTGCCATACGACAACTGGGCATTTCGTAACTACATATTGCCAGTTTCCAGTAGGATTATCTGGATTAAAGTCATCGTTATAATCAAGTATTGTAAATTTATATGTATTTTCGGGCAACTGCCGCATAAGAGGATCTGCATATCTTGTTTGTTCCGCCTTGAGAATATTTGAATTATCAAAGGTGAGTACAATTCCCGATGTAGTAGTAACCTCAATCTTAACATATGAAGTTGTGCGGACAGCTTGTGCCATTACCGTTTTATAAGCCGTTGTGCTTGTTTTCATTCACCTTCTACCCCCATATCAATAAAGTTACGTGAAGCATTTTTGATTATTTGGGGTACACCTGTAAGCGGATCTACATTTGAAGGCTCACAAGAGGGTGAAACAGAATAAAATTTTCGTGTTTTCCATACACCATAGTTATATGAAAAGTATTTGCAATAAAATTGATTATTATTGTTAAGTATCCATTGGTTCATTTCCCACCAAACATCAGGATTAATAACATTCCACTTAGCATTTTGCTTATCTCTTTCTCTGCCTACTTTCTGAAAGCGAATCTCTCCGTTTGCGGTTTCTTGCATTGTCACTGAAAATTCACTCTGAAAAGCAGCTTCGCCGTTTGATGGATAAGGGATACCTATACGTTGGGCGGGGATGCCAACCCCCGCCTTTGTTGCTGATAAGTATATAAAATTTCGATTTATATCAATAGGCAAATCCCGCCGCCCCCTTTATTATCGTCATGCCACGTTCCCTCCGGATACTTTCTACAGCGGTGTGTACTTGCTTTCCTTCAAGATACACTTTTAATTTGGGAACGTCTCCGCCTTTGCCCTGATTCATGGCAGAGCTTACGGCATCATAAACACCACGCGAAACCGCTTCAACTATTTGATCATTGTTTGCAACCGCTGTTTTACCGCCTATGGACCCTACGAGCTCCGCTCCGGCTTCACGTGCGATAAAGATTTCTCCAGTCGAAGGGAATCCACCTGCGGCATATCTGCCCCCGCCGCCCCCTTTCATCGCATTATTCATGCTATTTCTCATACTGGCTTGTGCACTCGAATTGTTAAGAGCTGATTCAGCATCTTTTTGAGCACCCTTAACCGATGCTGTTATTGCGACAACACCTGCAACTATCGCTAATGCTGCCACTCCCAAAGACCAAGATGATTGTAATGCTCCGACAGCTATTGCGCACGCTAATGCTGCCCCTCCTAACAAAGCAAGTCCTGATACCCATTTAGCCCAATTGGGCATATCTTTCCAATTTGTTATAACTATAGCAAGTGACCCGGTAAGTAAACCAATTGAACCTGCTGCAAAACCTGCGCTTGATATTAATCCGGCAAAGGCAGATTTTAGGTTAGTGAGAAAAGAAAAAATGCTCTTAGTAGTATTGTAAATCATTATACCTGCTAATCCAGTTATTATTGCATCAAACATATCTTTAACTTTTTCAGGGTTTTCCTTTGCCCAATCCGAAAATTTCTTTAATCCATCTGTTATCGCATTTATGGCTTTGATAAACAAATCTCCTGTCCATTTCGCAGCAGGCTCTAAAAAATTATCCCAAAGCCACGAAACATGAGGTTTAATTATCTCAATTACCTTTGAAAGTGCATCCAATGCCGCTGAAATAAGGTCAAGCACAGCAGGTATAAGACTATCCGCTGCCCATGCTCCAAACGGCAAAAGAACATTATCAAGAAACCAGTGTAATCCTTCCCCAATATATTCTGCAAAAGGTTCAAGCTTTGAAAATAAATTAGCAAGGCTTTGGTTTAATGCTCCCCAGTTTATTTTTGCCAACTGGTCTTTAATTATATTTGTTAACTTTGGTAAGCCTTCGCCCACTACCCATTTTCCTAACGGCATTAAAAATTTTGTATAAAAATCATTTATAGCAGTAAATGTAAATGCTGTTATAGACCTTAGAATTTCTATTAACGTTGGAAGTCCTTCCCCCAAAATCCATTCACCTATTGGCACGAGAGCATTGCGATAAAAATCAAGTATTGATTGAAATGTGATTTCAGCAATAAATGCTATTGCTTCCCTAAATTTGTTTATTGGTTCTTCAGCTTTTTTAAAACCTTCTGCAAGGCTTGTAAGAAAGCGTGGAATAGCTTCGTTTATTACAAACTTAGAAAGTGGTGCTAATATTCTTTCCATAGCCCATTTCAATCCCGAAAAAAGACTTTCTTTAATTGGTTCGGCTGCTTTTTTTAGAGAATCGAATGCTTTTACTATGTTGTCAAAATTAATTTCCTTAAATGGCTCAAATAGTTTTCTTAATCCGTCTAAAGTCGTTTCCAATTCAGGATCAATTTCTATGTTACTACCAATTTTTAAATTCTCTGTCAAACCAGTTAGAGATTCTATTTCATTTTTGATTTCGTCGGTGGCTACTTCCTCTGATAGAAGATTATTCTGAGCTATATTAAGCTCGTCAAACCCCGAAAGTGCTCCCTTTGCTGCCTTGTTTGCTGATGTTATGTTGTCTGCGAGCTGGTCCTGAGCTTCTGCGGCTTCAGTCGTATTCTGTGTAGATTGACCGATGGCGGCGCTTTGTTTACCGAAAATCGTTGCCGATATCTGAGCTACGGTATTAGCTATTTTAGTAAAACCATTAATCACGTTATTTATATGAGGTAAAATCGCCTGTAAGGCAGGTATAACAGCATTGCCGATCGCCACTTTTAAATTATTAAGGTTATATCTCAATTTCAAAGTCTGGCCTGAAAAACTTTCGGCTACTTTTGCCGCATCGCCGGTCTGAAAACGTGTTTCTTCGAGAATTCCAGAAACTTCTGCTTGTATTTTTTGTTGCTGTGTGAGATTTTTTGATGTGGTACCAATAGACTTAGCATAATCATCCCACATCTTAGCGACGTTCTTTGTAACACCGGCATTATCTACAAGGATACTGTTTTCGTTTTTTAAACCTTCTGCTGCACTTGCTACAGCTTCGCCTAACGTATAACTTGATTGTCTTCCAAACGCCGCACTATCTTTTAGTGCTGTCATTACTTGCTGTATTTGGCTATCGTCATATCCACGCAAGGCAAGATTTTTATATGCTGTTATTGCCTGTGTTGCTGGTATCAAACCATCGGATACATAGCTGTTTATAAATTTCTGTGCATTTGAAAAACTGCGCCCCTGACCGTCTACAATACTTTTCAATCCAGTTAAGGCATTAGTCAATTCAGTTGCGGCTGTTACAGATTGTTTGCCAAAATTTATTATTGCAGCAACACCAAATGCGATACCGAGAGCGCCCATTGCACTTTTGAGCATATTTATCGAGCCAGTCATTGCAGAAGTACTGGATGATATTGTTTTTTGCATGGTTTTCATGCTTGTCTGTGCTTTTTTTGTGCCGTTGGTAAGAGCGCTAAAATCTGCACCGCATCTTACCATTAGATTTTTTACGACTGCGATAAGTCCTCACCCCCAAAAGCAAAATTAAGCGCTTTAACCGCTTGATACATTTCTTCGTCTGTCATGGCTTTTTTCTTTTTCTTAAATACCTGTTCGTATGTAGGCTTTTTTTTAGCCCATACAAAGTTAGAAATAAGGGAAGCAGAAATATAAATTTCTTGATGTCTGCGTTCCTGTTCTGCTTCCATTCTTTTGTTATACACCTCCGCAAACAATCTAAGTTCTCGAGGTGTCATTTCGTTATACTCGTTTATAGATAATCCTATTTCGATTGCGACCTTTAGGCTTTCTTCCCAGTCCCATTCTTCGCCGCAATCATCAGCGCGTTTTTTTCGTTTACCACACCAAACGCCGATTCAAAAGCTGCGCCCATTCTTTCTACTATTGTTCCGTAATCTATCATATCAAGCAGGTCTTCCATTTTTTCAATTTCAAGTATTTCACCGTTTTTTGCTGCATCCGAAAGCATCATGCAATACATAGCTTTTTCAATGTCAGATGACGAAAAATTATCTGGATCCATGCTTGCAAGAGTTCTTCCGGTCAATTCTTCAAGCTTTTTGATAGCTTTATGCCCTAATCTGAGTTCACGAGGGCGGTCAAGGGTTATCATGACAACATCATTTTTATTCATATTAATCCTCCAAAAATTATAGGCGGGAATTATCCCGCCATTATTATGCTAATGTAGGTTTACCGCTTACTTTAACAGTTGCGTCGAATGATACGGCATCTTCGAGTTCCGCACCGGTCTCAAACGCTGTTACAACGCCGTTGAATGTCCAGCTTGCAGATATGGCCGTGGGGAAAACAATCGAACATGATTGTACAGTCCCGCTTTCAAATGCGGTATATATTGCTTTCTGCCCTGCGTCGTTATATTTAAGGAAACCGCTTAATGATACTTCGCCACCGTCCTTAAATCCTGCGATAAATGTCCTGTACCCATCTGTATTATCAAGGGTCGTGGTGTCAATCGTCTCTGCTGAAACCGAAACCCCTCCAATAGAGCTGAGTTCACCTACCGAAATTGTACCTATTTTAAAACTTGTGCCTTTTGCTGCTCCTGCCATATTAAATCCTCCTAATATGTAATATTTATATTTATTATTTTTCTATATAAATCTACTTCCGCTTCGTATAATTCAGGCGAATCCTCGTCAAAAGATAACCTTTGAATTAAGATACCCCCGAAACTGTTGCCTTGTAGTGTTTTGAGTTTCTGTATTACAAGCGCCGATACCTCCTTCATCTGTTTATATGTGCTGTGAAGTATGTTCAACTCATACGATGAATTCATAGTGCCTGTATATTCATTTAACCCTTCATACTCTCGGCCTCCTGACTGTAAATAGACAAGGTATGGAGCAACAGTATTTTCGGGGGCATTGAGGGGATATACCTTTTTATTTAATACTGTGATTGTGTTAAGTTGTGTTACTAATACTTCCTCAACTACCATTCTTTTTGTTCCACTCCTTATCTATGTTTTTTGTGAGTTCTGAAACGATCTTCTGTTCTGCCGCTTCTTTGTTTTCTTCTGCTGCTTTTTTCATGAAATGAAAGCCAGGTATATACCCTCCATTTTGTGTAAAGTAACCGTATTCCTGTGAAGCGGGATAATATGAACGCTTACCGCTCTTGCTGGTTTTGACAAAAATATCATTCTTGTTCTTGTCAAATGTGACTTGATAAACCTTTTTGCCTTTTTTTGTTGCTTTTTCACCTTTTAAAACGATACCTTTTTTGAGATTGCCTTGGTCGACCGGTGCCAATGCTTTCGCCGCGTTGCGCCATATGTTTGCTCCTTTCCTTGCCGCCGGTGTAACGGCTTTTTGAGGTACATCACCGAGCCTTTTTATCGAGCGCTCAAGTTCTTTCATACCTTCAATTTTAAAACTGTTGCGTGCCATATCATTTCACCAACTTGCAATACATGAGTAATTCACGGTTAAGGTTTTTTACGTTTATCACAGATAATATTTCATAATCGCCCGTACTATCCCTTACTCGCATATCGTTTGTTACACCACCAATATAATAAGTTCGGAATTTAACCTCGACCTTGCTTTGGGTGGCTTCGGCATTGAAAAATTCATTGCCGAGCAAAGGCTCTTTGGAAGCCCATACACCAGCTTTAAATATAGTCCAATCTTCTGATGAACCACCAAAGCTATCCTGTACACCGTTACTCTTTATTATGTTAATTTTAGATGTCATATCTGCTCTCATGTTATTGCCCTCTCAATTATGTAATCAGTAGAGGAAGAAAGGTGCGCTTTGAGCATATCATAAGAGTTTTGCAGACGTTCTGCTTCAGGGTTATCCCAACCAAAATTTGCTTTGCAATATACGATTATTGCTCTTTTAATTAGAGGATCCACTTCGGTTACTCTGCTTTCGAGTATACCCGAAAGCTTTAAATCCTCTTTTGCTGCGTCTATTAAATCAATTACCTCAATATCAAGGTCGTTTCCACTTACACGTAGCACATTTTTTACATCATCAAGTAATGCCACTCAAACCACTCCTCACAAACTGCTCATAAATCGATCGCCGATATAAATGCAAAGGTTGATATCGATTATCAAGCCATATATCAAAGCCATGCACAACTGCACGAATACAGAACCATCTATCCTCGCCTTTTAATCCGCGTAAATTATGAATAGGTGTATAATCGACACCAGCTTTAATAACCTTGTTTGAAATTAAAAAACATGCCCCTGTACCACCGCACAGGTGAACACCAGGGGTAAGCCATTTCCGTATAGTTTCTTTATCTGTGCTGCATTGATCGTATTCCCACGCGTTCGGCCAACAACCGCCGCTTCCCGGACTTCCCTCAGTCCAAAACAACTCCGCGATCAGATCCTTTTTTTGATTGATTAAATGTACAAGCGTTTTTGGCTTTAAAATAAGGTCACTATCAACTAAAAAATAGTAGTCATATCCGCCTTGAATCGTTTTTTCAAGCATACGGTTTCGCAGGTGCGACATTTTATTAAGGTTTTCTTCTGTCCATGTGTGGGTTGTTTCGTCACAAACGTACTCATCACCAGTATTGATTATCTCGTATGTTTCGCCATTTTGCAGCCACTTTGATAAGTCGCAATCATTGAAAATAAAGTGCTTATTAATTTCGCAACCGTTTGGGATTTCTAAGGTGCGGAGCGAATGCAGGTATTCACGAAATATATCTTCACTTTGTCGGACGGGTCCGCCTATTAGTATTTTCATCTTTGCACCCCGTTCCATGCAAAATATGTATCCTCTGTAATTATCGTTGAGCCGATATGCCCTATTTGCAGAGCTGTATCGACATATATCTCATATCCTGCCCGCCTTGCGCGCAAACAGAAAGCTAAATCCTCTCCATACCCCATGATTGGGAAAAAGCTGGGCTGACCGGATTCATATATATCCTTAAATACCTGTGTCCGAATTAGACAACACGCCATACCGATACCTTCAGCTTTAATAAGTCCTTTCGGATAGTCAGTAAATGATTCACAGGTTATCTCGTTACCTTCGCCAAGAGTTAGTTTTTCATAAAAACATGGCTTGTATGGTGGCTTTCTCATATACGCCGCACCGCTTACTATATCTTTTTTGTGTTCTAATAGTGTTACAAGCGTTTCCTGCGGTAAAACCATATCAGAATCTACAAAAAGCACATAATCATATTCATTTTTAATCGCATAATCGACTATCTTTTCACGTGCTACATAAACAAGCGATAATGGGAAGTGTATTATTTCCGTTGTGTGCGGTTTTGTCAATCGTAACAGGGAATTTACATACTCAACGGGCAAGCTTTCCATACACGGTACACCGATTAAAATTTTCATATAATACCCTCCGACAAGTATTCTCCGACTTTATTTGGAAGCGGGCGACCGTCGGAGAAGCCGCCCGCCTATAAAATTATTCTTAATTCTTTTTAAATCTTACTATAGCTTCGGGAACCGCAACTTTGCTGTCAAAAATAGCACCTCCGCGATAGTCAATGGCATTATTTTTAAAGCTGGAATGCTCAGACATATCGACCGTTATATCCTGTGAAAGATTGCCTATAACTTTTGTATAGTCACCGAAATACATTTCGTTGTCGACAACTTTATCTGAAATAATTATCGGATAACCCATAAGCATGAAACGGAGACCTTCCGCCATATCTTTAACAAGAATAGGATTTTTCTGATCGTCTTTGACTTTAGCAAGCTGCTGATATACAAACTTCTTATTTGTAAGGAATTTTGCCTGTGGGTCATATCCGGCAGGAAGCAGGGCTATCAAGTCCATCACATTGTCATAAGTGATTGATGCAGTAGTACTGATTTCAAATGTAGTTGCCCATGTAGTGTGAGCTTCTGCTATTCCCTGTGGAGCTGATGAACCGGAACCGTTGATTATAGCATCTTCAATAAGACGCGCAATATCTTCGGCTAACATAGATGTAAGCCATCCCTCAAACGCATTGATTGACATGGTCTGCACTGTTTTTGATATGCTTATTACCTTGTTAAATTCATACCCAGCAAGAGTAACAGAAACTATAGCGTCTGCCGAAACTGTTATAGCCGCATTTTCGGCATGCTGATATCCTGCATTACGCACGCTCTGAACTGCAAAACTTACGTTACCGGCAACCCTCAAGAGAGTTATTTCGGAAAGCATGGGAGCAAGTTTAACCATTTTTTCAAACAATACCGATTGTGTGTCGGTCGGAATTGCCGCACCCGCCGAAGTGGATCCGGAAGTATATGCTCTCTGCTCGACTTCGCTCATTGCCTGGCCGCGAAGGTGTTTGTAAAACGCTGTACGGTATTCCTGGGATGCAACAATATCTTCACGGCTCACGATTGATGGGTCAAAGCTCCTTGTTGCCGGTGTGGGAACAAAGCCTTGAATAAGAGTTGTCTGTGCTTCGCCACTTGCTATTTTATCAAGCACGTTTTTCCTCTTTTCTGCAGCTTCAATCAAACCTTTACGCTCATTAATGAGTGTATCGGTTTCGGTGTTCAATTTCTCAATGTCTGCGCCCTCTGCGGTTATTTCGGTTTTTATAGCTGCAAGACGGGCTTCGATTTCCTGTAATCTGTTCATTTTATATCCTCCAATTTAATTTTTAATAGTGTGATTTTTTTTATTCGCTCAAGCAACTCCTGCTTCTCTATTTCAATCACTCCGTCAAAATAGGAACGAGCGGATATATCGGTAGATGCATTTGCAGGTGTAGATACCGCACTTACATCGTAAACCTTCTTGATTTTTAGTATTTTTCGCGTTCTGGTATCTCTATCGTAGCTGTCCTCGGAAACAGTGAACGCCCATGACATTTTTGTTACCAAGCCGTTGTTGATTTCCTCGTACATATCCTGTGCCGCTCTTGATTTAGATAAATCGGCATAAATAAAGAGCCCTTTCCCGTTAGGCTCTATACCAAGTGTCTTATTTGATTGTCTTGCAAGCACTTTGCCTTCATGATCATATTGCATTATCACATCGGTCATATCGGCACCGACAAGAGCGTTTCTATCGATTATCTCATAATATTTATTACCGTCCCACTCATAGAGCAGATATGGTTTATCAAATGTAGTGGCATATCCCTCTACATAAAAATCACTCGTTATTCTCTTTTGCTGTGCCGGTATCAACAGGCTCATTGCTCTGTATTCTCGATCCTTCGTTATTGGCATTATTATCAACCCCCATTCCTTGCGATTCATTTAATTTATCAATTTCTGCATACTCTTTTCTTATATAACGTTTATCGCCATCATCAACAGGCGGCATATTAAACACTTCCAGGCCTTGATTGGTTGTCATCATACCACGGTCAAAAAGCTGTGTAACAACCGCTAATTTTGTTTCATTTTTTGCATACTGTAAACGGTTAGAGGTCAGTAAAACTTTATTCCCATGAGCTATCTCACGCTGTGTAAATAACATATTTGAGATAACAAGTGAAAGCTGTAATGCAATAGGCTCAATTTTACCTTCGTAAAATGCGCTCCAGTCCTCGTCTTTGAATTTATTCTGTAATATTTCCTCGTTCACTCCAAAATATGAAAATACATTACCTTTTATAAAATCCATCTGTGCGCTATCGATTATAAAGGGCTTCGATACAATCTGTTTGACATCTGCATATTTATTATCAAACATGAGGACACCGGAATTGTTTTCTGCTGATAAATTTTCTTCGGTAAATCTTTTTCTTTCATCCCTTATATCTTGTGATTTATATATACTTGCCAAGCGGGCAAGAAAGCGGATATTTGCCGATTGTTTAACCCCTTCAATAATTCCTTCGTTTTGTGTATTTATGAGTTGCATTGTAGGGTATAATGCTCGATTTGTTTCGCCGAAAAAATCATCTTTGTAAAAAAACTTATTTATAATACCTACTCTATCAAATTCGATAGCTGCACATTGACCTGATCCAAATTTATAAACCAGATACGGAACGCCATTCAGCTCTCGCACCTCACATCTTTGAGGGTGAACCGGATACAAGCCTACTATTGTTTCCATATCAGCTGCATACATTGGAACAATAAAAGCATTATTTTCGCATTCAAGAATAGTTGCAATTTTATATAAAAATTTGGTTGTATCCATAAATGGGTTCGGTTTATATTGCAATATGTTTTCTAATGACTTACATGCGTTTCCAACTATTTCCGGTTTGAGTTTGCTAACATGTACGGATACTGCGTGTATTGCCGCTCGTGTTAGCTCCATTTCGTATACACCGCCGCTATAAGAGGTGAATACAGGCTGATATGCTGTAAGTGTTTTAAAATATCCCTTTATTTTCTCCATTTGCCGCGGCCGTTGAAATATATTTTCAAAAAGTCCCAATTTATCACCTCTATATCAGATTATTGTAATCTTCGTAATGACTAAGCAAAACTACATAAGCATCAATCAAAGAAACAACCCCGTCTATACGGAGCTTTTGGTTTTTGCCTTTTACGGGGCGGATATTATCATTTTCATCGGTTTTTATCTGAGTATTGCATAAGCACCATTTTAAAACAGGGTTATTATCATATACTATCATTTTTGATTTGAATTCAGCCGCAAGTTGTTTCATTGGTTGGCTCATTGTTTGCGCACCTTGTCGAACAATTTCCATATTAAAGCCAGCCGACACCATTTCGCTTACCCAGTATTGGCTTCCCCATGTGTCATAACCAACCCACAACGGATATATCCGATATTCATTCCGCATCTTTTCAAACCATGCAGTAACATCACTATAATTTACTCTTGTTCCTTCGCAAAGTGTAACAAAGCCATTATCCCGCCATATATCATAGGGTATTTTATCCTCTCGTATTTTAATTTCAAGTAAGTCTTCCGGAATAAAGTATTGCTGCAAAACTCTGAGTATACCGTCAGACTTGCGGACAATCAATGTGGCACAAGTTAAGTCGGTCGTGCTTGACAAATCCGCACCGCCTGCAGCGTAACAATCGGCTAATTCGGATAAGTCTATTTTTGCCTCGTTATTGATTTCCTCAAAGGTTAACCATGACCCGGCCACGGTATCTCTGACATTAAAATCTTTGCAGAGTATTCCGGGCAAATCTTTCAAATTCGCTTTTGCCCTCTCAACCTTCTCAGTGATATCGTCAAGCTTTTTTATCGTACCTAATCCCGGATTCGCCTTTTGCCAACATTTCCAATCTGTCCATTCCTCACGACTGTCAAGCTCATAGAGGATGGGCAAAAATCGATCATCCGTCAACAGACCGTCGGCTACCTGTGAAGCATAATCATACATATCATCATAGATGCATTCCCGGACTGTGCCGCTCGTCGTTATCATAACCATCAGAGGTTGTCTGCGCACCGACATGGATTGCTTCATGACTTCATATAGATTTCTGTCTTTTATGGCGTGTAGCTCATCCATAACAACACAATGCGAGTTAAGTCCGTCAAGGCTGTTACTGTCAGATGCCAGGGCTTCAATTTTTCCAAATGTAAGCGGAAAATATATATCTGTTTTACGCTTCTTTAAGTGTTTTGATAACTCTGGCGATTGGCGAATCATATTAACCGCTTCGGAAAATGTTATTTTTGCCTGGTCTTTTTTAGTGGCCACTGAATAACATTCAGCACCGCCCTCGCCATCTGCGACTAACATATAAAGTTGAATTCCGGATAGTA